GGCTTTGAAACTGCTACGTTAGCCAATGGTGGTAACATCGAGCTAAGAGAGGTTCAGGGATAGATGATTACATCAGGGTTAAATCCAAACATGAGAGTGCAAGGCGGAATCAATGATAAGGTCGCCACTCCTACCATCGCTGGTGACATTCCTGGTAAACCTATCTATGCCGACCTCTCCCTCGCGAAAGCTGACGGGTTCAAAGCAAATGAAGTGCTCATTACAGATCACAAGCTTGTTCTTGGAGCACTGTCACGGTTTGACTCTTCTGACCTTGACGCTTCTAAGAGAATGCGGTTCAAGGTCAAACCCTCTCATTCAATGTGGATCAGATCAGACGAGGACCTCGCATATTACGCTGACGTAGTACGCGGTATTCTCAACTCAAATCACGGTTTGCCTGAGGGAGAGATCGAGGATTTTGAGAAATATGGGTATCAGATAGATCATAAACCTCATTGGCATGTACCCGCTAAAGGCTACATCACTGAGGGGATAGGAATGGAAGCAGCCGCGAATCATGCAGCTGATCTTGCCATTGCCGTGCTCGATAAGATGGGAGTAGCAGAATATCGTGAAATGTTACCATACAAGCCATATCCTCACGCCACAAACGGAGGTGCTCCGCATTATGGCAAGGGAGAGCTCAGTTTCCTTACTGACTTGTCTATCGCTGCTCTTGGTTATAAAAGAAATAAGATAGGCGCAGGATATTTAGAATGGGGACATAGCTGGTGGAATAACAATCTGCCGCCTCATGCCATTACGACTTTACGTTCTAAGCTTACAAGGAAGGCAGTTCCTATTCTTTCAAGAAGAGGGAACAACGTGATGAAGGTAGGAGAATCGCACAGGATTACTGACACCAGGTTAGCCTACATGGGAGCCCGCTATGTTAACATGGTAGCGTCTAGAGCAGGTAGTAATCTAAACTACGCGCTTTACCACTTCCCGTCATTTTCGCACAGCACTCCTGATAAGACAGCCAAATTCTTAGATGAATTTAGCAGTTCAACTCCATTCTCGCTTGATTACAGCGGTTATGACATATCGATGTCTGCCGTTCTCCAGAAGGCACTCTATCGCGTTTACGCTAGGTATTGTACGCCAGGCGAGTTGGAGATGTTATGGGAGCAGCTTCAGTGTTCAGTGATGACAGGTCCAGTCAAGGGTCTACATTCAGTTGGCTTTATGGCTGACAAACTGGGCCAATTATCCAGCGGGACGAGAACAACGTCTGCCGACGGGTGCGTGCTTAATATGATGGCATCATTGTATGCTATGCAGAAAGCAACGGGCATGTCTGATGCTGATACAGTAAATGGTTTTATCAACATGAGATTCGGCTTCTTGTGGTGGGGTGACGATACTGTCGTACTTCCACCCACTGATGTCAAATTCTCAAAGGATGATTACCTCGATGCCTTAGGAGATCTTAACCTAGTAGCCACGACGTTAGACGAAGTGGTGTTCTTGAAGAAGAGATTCTTCAAAGACGAGATGGGCAAATACCAATGGCATCCTATTGTATCTCGATCCTATCAAAATTCCCTCTGTGGCGAATTCGCACGTGGCATTACCGACCATAATGATGCTATGCATGTTAGGGAAG